CGCCAATTATTGCAGGTGGTGTTGCAGCTAAAAAATTACTTTTTGGCTCAGTAGCAGTTCCGATTGCAGTTAATCATGGCTCAGGAGCTTTAGATGTAGACCCTCTAAACTTCATGTCAAGATGTGCACAAGTTATGGATGAAAACAACAATCCTGATGAAGGCAGATGGTTTGTAGCAGCTCCGAATTTTTATAATTCGTTAGCAGATACAAGTTCTAAACTTTTATCAATTGACTACAATGCAGGAAAAGGTTCATTAAGAAATGGACTTGTTGCTTCTGGTTTAGTTAGAGGATTTTCTATGTACAAATCTAATAACCTTCCCTACTCTGCAGGTACTACACCTGTAATTTTGTTTGGTCATATGAGAAGTACTTCAGCAGCTTCAGCGATGAATACTGTTGAGTCTTTCAGAAGCCCAACAACTTTTGCGGATGAGGTTAGAGGACTTCACGTATATGGTAGAAAAGTACTAACAACAGCTTCAGTTGGAGCTGGTATTGTTACAGTAACATAATCATAACTTTGATAGGGGGTAGCAATATCCCCTATCATTTAATAAATATAAAGGAACTATTATGGATAAATTAAAAAATCTTGTTTTAGAAACAAAAAGTATTTGGAATGACCACAAAAAAGTTGTTATTGCAACTGTTATAATTTTAGTTATTGCAATAATAGTTTAAAATTTAAGTTAAGAATTCATATGGCAAAAGATTATAAAACATTAACTAATGAATTACTTGTCGAATTAAATGAGCCAGAAGTTTCTACAGTTGCTACTGGAGTTGGAATACAAAAACAAGTAGCCAATGTAGTTAATCGAGCTTATTTAGATATTGTAAATTCTGTAGATGATTGGTCTTGGTTAAATTCAGATGTACCTGATGACCCATATTATGGAAATACAATTATACCAACAGTCGTTGGACAAAGATGGTATCTATGTAAAGCAGGGTCAGCAAATATAGATTCTGATTTTGATTCAATAAATTGGGATATGTTTACTCTCGTAGACCCCAACTCACCCTACACAAATAATAAATTAGCTTTCACAACTTTAACAATATGGAGAACTAATTATTCATCTTCAGAAGAACAAGCTGCACGAACTGCTAGTTACGCTACACCATTAAGAGTTATAAGAAGTTCTGATGGTAGAAGATTTGGATTATCTCCAATACCTGATAAAGTTTATAATATACATTTCTTTGCATATAAAAGACCTACTGCTTTATCAGCAGATACAGATACAGTTCTATTTCCAGAACAATACAAACCAGTTTTACTAGCAAGAGCTAGATATTATTTATATCAATTTAAAGATAATATTGCACAATCGCAATTAGCTTTAGATGAATATAAAAAAGGATTACAAAGTATGGCTGCGACATTAAATTCACCGCAACCACAATATATGTCAGATGTAAGATTTACTTACCTCTTACCATAAGGATTAAAAAATTATGCCAACTCAAGGTGCTTCCATTACAGTTGCAGGAGGATTAGATTTAGTATCAAGTAGTCATGCTTTATTTAGAACCCCTGGAGCAGCAACTATATTAGAAAATTTTGAATCATCTACAACAGGTGGTTATAGAAGAATTAATGGTTATACTAAATGGGGTGCAGGTGCTTCAGCTATACCTTCAGGTTCAGCACTAGATTCTATTACAGGAATTGTTTCTTATGCTAATGGAGTTGTAACTTGTCAAGGTGCAAATATTTATTGGTCTAGTGATGGTATTACTTGGCTTCAAGTTAATAAAGATACTTATGTAACTAAGACAGGAACAGTTGCAGTTACTGCAGGTTCAGCAGTAGTTACAGGAACAGGTACATTATTTACAACAGAATTTGCTGTTAATGATAGAATAGAAATTAATAGTATTAAATATAGAGTTTTATCTATAACAAATACTACAGAATTAACATTAGATTATAATGTTGTTGCTGCAGTTTCAGGAGTTGCTGTTAAAAAAAGTGGAATTGTTGCAGGAAGTTTATCTGCTGCTACCACTATTTTAAGAACAAATCAATCAAACAATCAATTTACTACTTTTGAATCAGATGGTGCTTATGGTAGTTTATATATTACTGATGGTACTAATAAGATAGCTGAATTTCAAATAACTGTTTCAGGTGGAGTTAATACTTTTTACTTTGAAGAGTTAGAAAGGTCATCTCCTACTAATCCTAAAATATGTGGTATATTTTCAGAACGATTAGTGGTTGCAGGTCAATCAGCTTCAACAAGTACAGTTTCTTATAGTGATAGGTTAGAACCTTATAATTTTACAGGAACTGGAGCAGGAGAAATAGATGTTGGAGATATTATTGTAGGGATTAAAGTCTTTAGAAATAGCTTAATTATATTTTGTAAAAATAGTTTATTTGAGTTGACAAGTCTTGATTCTACCCCTATACTTAAATCTATAACAAAAAATATAGGTTGTGTAAATGGAAACACAATTCAAGAAATTGGTGGAGATTTAATCTTCCTAGCACCTGATGGATTAAGAACAGTTGCTGGTACAGCTAGAATTGATGACATAGAAATTGGTTCTATTAGTAGAAAGATTTTACCTTTAATAAATACTTTGCTATCAAATATTGCACAGTATACTATCTCTAGTATAGTTATTAGAGAAAGAAGTCAATACAGATTATTTTATCATCAGTCAGGTCAATCGAAATCAGGACAAAAAGGAATTATAGGAACTTTTAAATTTGATGAAAATGGAGTTCCTGCATTTGAGTGGAGTGAAACGAAAGGTATGGAATTAAAGTTCTGTACTTCAGATTTAAATAATTCAAATGAAGAAGTTAAATTTGGTGCAAATGAAACTGGTTATATTTATCAAATAGATACTGGTAATAATTTTGACACTTCAAACATTAACGCAAAATTTCAAACACCAGATATGGATTATGGTGATAATGGTTTAAGAAAAAGTCTTTATGGAGTTAAAGCAAATATTAAACCAGAAGGAACACAACCAGATTTACAGATGAGAATTAGATATGATTTTGAATCTACAGATGTACCTCAACCTGGTGCAGTTGATGTAGGTACTTTATCTGCTACATCTTTATATGGTTCGGCAGTATATGGAACTGGAACATATGGAGCAGTAACTTTACCAAGTAAAAGAATGCTAGTAACAGGAAGTGGTTTCTCAAATAATTTTAGATTTTTTAGTAATGATACAAATGCTGCATATGCAGTTAATGGATTATTTGTTTCATTTATAGCAGGAGGAAGAAGATAACATGGCAGGATACACAAGACAAAGTTCAGCAGAAATAGTAGATACTCTTACAATTGATGCAGTAGATTTAAATAATGAATTTGATGCTTTAGTTTCCGCATTTGTAAATACAACTGGACACAAACATGATGGTACTGCAGCTAATGGTCCTGTAATTGGATTAATTGGTGACGCTAATCTTGCTACTCCTTTAAATAAAATTTTAATTGATACAGCAAATGCTGAATTAGAATTTTATATTAATGTTGGAGCATCAGCTACAGAACAATTTAAAATTTCTGATGGCTTAATAGTTCCTTCAGTAGATAATGATATTGATTTAGGAACAGCAACTTTAGAATTTAAAGATGCATACTTTGATGGTACAGTAAATTTAGATACTTTAGTTATTGGTACAGCTACAGGAATTACAGATATAGATACAGACTTAGCTGCAGTTTCAGCTAGTGATGATACTCTAGCTTCAGCAAAAGCAATTAAAGCTTATGTAGATGCAGTCCCTGTGGGAGATATTACTTCTATTGTAGCAGGAACTGGTTTAACTGGAACAGATTTATCAGGACCAATACCAACTCTAAATGTAATTGGTGGAACTGGTATAACTGCTAACGCAAACGATATAGCAATTGATGCTACAGTTACAACATTAACTGGTACTCAAATATTAACAAATAAAACTTTAACTGCTCCAGTTATAGCAACAATTTCAAATACTGGAACAATAACTTTACCTACTTCAA